CGCTGGATTACCTCGCAGACAAGTACATTGCGCAAAGCGCCACGGTGACGATCTCTGTAGCTCCTGGCACGTACACGTACACGGAGCCTATCTACTCCCGGCATCCGTGCCTTAGCCGAGTGCAGATCGTGGGGGATGCAACTTATGGAAAAACGCTCTCAGGTATCGTCTCATCCAGCGGTAGCAGCGGCAACTGGTCACTCGTGCTGCAGCTAGATGACATCTCGGGCATTGCGGTAGACGAGTACGTGCTGATCTCGTCTCCGTCCGGCGGGACGAATCCGACGTACATCGCGGGCGTCTTCAAAGTGACCGCGGTTGATGCCGGAAATAACCGCATAACAATTGCGAGCAAGCACAAAGCGTCCTCTGCGCCGTCTGGCTCGGTCGCGGCCTCTGTGACAGTGCTTAATACGATCCTCAAGTTCAGCGGCTGCAACGGTATCCAGGTGGACTGCCAGTATCTTGGCATGGTTGATAAGGTTGCGATCGTGGGGGACGGAACGAGCGACAAGGTAGGCCTGTACTCGATGTTCGGAGGCGGCGCGATACAGTGCGGCACGACGCTGGGCGTGACGGGCTGGGATATTGGGGCCAGGGCCGCAAACGGGAACAAGGTGCACACGGGCCAGAATAATGCGTTCAGCGGGAATTCGATTGGCCTCTACGAGATCCATAACGGGACGATCACGGCGGACCATCTGATCGTCTCGGGTAACGCAAACTACGGCGTGATGCTGCTCGGAGGCGGCTGCCTGATCGGCGAATCGAGTATGATCACTGGAAACGGGACCGGCGTCTACGCAGCGTGCAACGCTACGGCGCGAATTGGCCTAAGCACGATCACGGGCAATACGACAGGACTCAACGCGTACGGTCAATCATACATGCACGTCTACGGCTGTAGCTATGCGAACAATGGGACGAACACAACGCCTGCGATAAACACAGAGGGCAACAAAGGCGCTCTAATCGACGACGGGACATGACTGCCGGAAGGCGAGGAGGTGCCAATCATGGGAAAATGCTTGGCTGTAAGAATCCTGCCTGCTGCGTTAATCGTCGCGCTTACCGCCGGAGCATTTGCCGCGGACCGTGCTGTCACGGTGACGTGGGATCCGCCGGCTGTGTATGCAGGGCCCGGGGAAGACTGCTCGGTGCCGGGGGCCGCAATCGGGCCTGACGACCTCGCAAGGCTGCAGTATCAGCTTAGGTGGCGAGTTGGCGCAACCGGCCAGTGGACCGTGGCTACGACCACGCAGACTGTATATCAGATCGAGGGAGTGCCGGCCGGCTCTGAGCTAACGGTCGAGGTGGGTGCATACCTGCCAGGCGGCTCCGTGCTCTGCTGGGCCACGTCAACGATAACGGTGCCTGTGGCTCCTGTCGGGCCGTGCCAGCGGCTGAGGTTATCGGTGGAGTGAGATGCGTGACATGGCGACTAGTAGGATGGGCGGAGGATAGGGGCCTTGTGGCGGGCCTTGGGGCTATTTGCCGTGCTGCTGGCGCTGGCATGGTTTGCCACAATTGGGGTCGTCATCGTAACGATGTGGGTCCTTGGATGGTGGTGAGATAGACCGACGCAAATGGGGGTGTACCATGAAGGGATGGAAAATGTGGACAGGGCTTGCGCTGATAATTTTGGGCTCCGTGGGGCAGGCGCTGGAGCCTATGGTGCCTGGCCTGGGAGAGCTAGGCAAGCATCTGTCAGAGGTCGGCTGGGGTCTCGCAGCGATCGGGTTGGGGCACAAAATTGAAAAGGCCTCTATCCTTATTCGGGGTGGCAAGGAGTGAGACGCTGTGGCTGGCGAAGTAGACGGAGTCGAGCAGGCTAGTCAGGCCGTTGCGCAGGTAACCGATGCCTCGGTGGCATTGCTGCGGCGAGTGATCGCGGCGACTGCAATGGAGGCAGCCGGCCATGTCCGCGCTCAGTATTTCGGGGCAGAGACCGGGCAGAACAGATTAAAGGTGCGGACGGGAAAACTTAGGGCCTCGGTCCGCAGTCTGCGCAATACAGTGGAGGGTGGGAAGACCGTAAAAGGTGGCATCGGGATCGGGACCGTCTACGGCCGTGTGCAGATCGGGCCGAAGGGGCAGAAGACAACGATTGTGCCTAAAACAAAGAAATGGCTCACAATACCTCTTCCGGCTGCACAGACAAAGGCCGGCGTGCTGCGCGGCTCTGCGATGAGCGGTATGTGGGGCGAGACGTTCTTCGTGCAGACGGCCAAAGGGAACCTCATCCTGTTCGGCCGGCAAATCGTTCAGCGTGGACCTCGGGCTGGTCAAAGCAAGGGCAAGGTCGTGCCGCTCTTCCTGCTGCGCAAATCCGTCGAGGTGCCGGCACGAGTGCATCCGGAGGACATATTGTCATGGATCGCGCCGAGGATAATCGAGAGGCTGAAGGCGGCGGGCATAACGGTCAAGACGTGATGACGAAGCGAATCGATGAGCTGATCCGGTCGATCCTGGATTTGCTTGACAGGCTCCTCGAAGAGGCTAAGACTGAGGAAACCTTAAAGGCTACGGGGCATCTCTAAGATGGCCGAGACCGTAAAACTCAAGGCGATCAAGGCGCTCGAGGACGCGATAAAACGAGTCTCTGGCGTAGCGCAGGTGGTAAGGAGCCCTGCTTTTGCGATAGAGCAGGAAACTGCGCGGTTTCCGCTCATTTTTTTGTGGGAGGAGTCAGAGCAGAAGGAGCGTGTTAACCGGCTGGCGCGTGCTCGCGTCTCTGTGCAGGTGCAGATCTGGCACAGGTCCTCTGAGCTGGACGCGGTGGACGAGCTGGCTGGCAAAATTGAGAAGGCGCTGCTTACGGACGAAACGGTTGCGCGTACGGTCTCTGCGCTAAGGCCGGATCCGGAGCGCTCTGCGGTTAAACTCGTAACAGATGAGTTTCTGGTTGGCTGTGTGCTTGGGTACGTCTTCGAGTTAAACCATGTTTGGGCCGATCCGTTTGATGACGGGCGTTAGAGGAGGGAATAAAAATGGCTGGGAGCACCGCGAATCTGCTTATTGGCAAAGGCATCCTGTCTTTCGATCGCTACGTTAACGGGCTGCCGACAGGCATGACTGATCTTGGGAACGCGCCGAATTTTAGCCTCACGCTGTCTCCTGAGACTCTAGACCACTTCAGCTCGCGCGAGGGCCTGAAAAAGAGGGATCTCTCGGTGGTGGTCTCGGTGACGCTAGGAGGCAAGTTTACGCTGGAGGAGTACGACATCAATAACCTGGCCTTGGCTCTGTACGGCAGCGTGAGCGGCAGCACGCTTAACGCGCTTGCGGAGACGTCGGTCACGGGCCATCTCAAGTTTGTTGGCAATCCGGCGACTGGGCCTGCGTACCAGGTCGACTGTTGGAAGGTGACTCTCAAGCCTGCAGGAGAAATCGCGTTTATCTCAGACGAATGGAGCAAGATCGATTTTGAGTTTACCGTTGAGGATGACTCAGCGAATCATCCGTCGGAGCCGTATATGAAGATCACGAAGCTGACGGAGAGCTAAAACATGCCTGAGTTAGAGGCAAAGCGGGATCCTTCTCAGGTCTTGTTCCCGGAGATCGAGGTCTGCGGCCGGCGCGTCCGGCCGTGGACTCTCGGGCAGCTTGCTGACATCGGGCCAGACCTGGCTGTGGTCGTTGACGAGCTGCGCAAGGCCGGGCCCGGAGCCTTGGACCGGCTGGACGGTCAGATCCTGGCTGCGGCGCTGCGCGTGCTGCCTGCAGCGATCAAGATCTTGGCCGTCTCTCTGCGCGAGCCGGAGCAGCACGTCCGAGAGCTGGACCTGGACACTACGGCCAGGCTCCTCGGCGCGGTTATCCGGTCGAACTGGGAGTACCTAAAAAACTCGTTGAGCCTGGAGCGGGTCTTGGAGTCGAGGCGGACGCAGGGCCAGACCTGATCCAGGCTATCGAGCTGCTAATCTCTCGTGGGCATCGCTGGGAGGACATACTATACGTGTACACGCTCGAGCAGATTGACGCGCTGGCCTGCGCGGCCGCTGAAAACAGAAAGAGAGAGCTGTACGAACTTGCTGCGATAACTCGGGCTGCTACTCAGGCGATGCCCAGGGACTTTGAACGGTTTTTGCGAGGACTAGAACCTGACGGTCGTTCAGGCCCACGAGGCGCAGGCCGTGCGAAGGGCCGTAGGGCCACGGCCAATGCAGATGACGTTGCAGCGTTTGCGGACGCGGCGAACGCGTTAGCTGCGGACCGCGCAGAGCGCGCGCAGGCGCTCTCTCAGAGTGGAGAGGAGGACTGACGGCATGCCGGCCGGACCAGAGGAGATCGCGCGGCTAGTTATCCGACTCCAGGGCGACACCGCTGCTCTGCGCAAGGATCTCGAGTCTGCGCGAGGGCAGATCAAGGGATTTGCGTCTGCGGCAAAGCAACTGCTTGCAGGGTTCGGCATCGCATTGGGCCTCAATGAGGCGCTATCGACGCTCAAAGAGATCGTCTCGGTCGCTCACGAGCACAACGCCGAGATCGAGCGGACTAGGGTCAGTCTGGCTGCAATCGTCGGAGCGACATCTGAGCTTGAGGACGCTACGGGCCGGCGGCTAGAGGGCGAGGAGAAAATGAGGGCCGCGTTCGAGCTGTCCGGCGAGCTTATGGAGCGGCTCGAGACCTACGCGGCGATGCTCGGTACGTCCACTGCTGAGCTGGCCGAGGGCTTTTCCGCGATGGTGGGGCCAGGCCGGGCGGCCGGCATGACGCTCCAGCAGATCCTAGATATATCGGTCAGGATCGCGCAGGCCATGAAGGCCATGAACCTGCCGATGGTGCAGTTGCGCGTTGAGGCGGGTGCGCTGCTCAGGGGCGAGGAGAACATCCGCGCGGATATCATGCGCAACCTCGGTATCAGGGCCGAGGAGATCAAACTTGCACAGGAGCAGGGCCGGCAGTACGAGTATCTAATGGAGAAACTGCGTGCCTTCGGGGACGCCGCGAAACTCAACCTTGAGACATGGACCGGCATCAGGGCCGTGCTTGGCACGATCCTGGTCAAGCTTGCCGCGGCCGCAGAGATGCCTCTGTTTGAGGCGGCCAAGAGCGCTGCGCAGGAGCTTACGGGCGCTCTTATGGAGGCACGGGAGGGCACGCTCGAGCTGACCGACGGCGCGAAGCAGGCTGCGCGAGAGATAGGAGCGTCGCTTGAGACGATCGTGCTGCATTTTCGTGCGTTTCGCACAGAGTACGGGCTCCTGCTCGACTTGATCGTGGGCGGGCTAAGGACGCTTAACATCAGCTTGGCGTCATTTTTAACGGGGCTTACCACACTGCTCTACGGCGTGCACAGCATCGGCACGGCGATCCTGGTCATACTCAACAAGATCACGCTCGGCGCGATACCTCCGCTCAATGCGGCTACCAGGGCGGCAGTCGAGGAGAACAAACGACTGCTCAGTGTGCTCCAGGAGCAGGCTGCTGCGGCGGCCAAGGCATGGCCGAGTCCGATCTCTGAGCTGATGGGAGCCGAGGAGGCGAGCGACGAACTGAAGATCCTAGTCTCAGACCATGAGAAGCTGCGACGGGCCGAAGAGGCTGCCGCTGCCAGGCGCGGAGGCGGTGTACGTGTGGCCGAGGCGCAACGGGGACCGTCCGCCGAGGAGTTGAAGCAGGCTAAAGACGCGGTCGAGAAGATCACGGACAAGGTCCGGCAACTGCGCTCGGAGCAGGAGGCTCTTGTGAATCCGCTCGAGGGCAGCCGGCTTGCTCTGGAGGCATGGATCCAGCAGACGACTCGCGGGGCCGCAGAGACACCGGAGCTTAAACAGGCCATCGAGGAGCTGCGCGGACAGTTTGAGTCGCTCCAGCAGGCCAAGAGTGCGAAGGCGCGGCTGGAGCTGGTCGACAAGGAGGCTCTTGCGCAATCCAAGGCGGAGCTTGAGACCGCGCAGGCAGAGATACAGGACGCGTATGACCGTGGGGCCATCAGTCTGGATGAATACTACAGACGGCGCAGAGATATCATCGAGCGGGCCGCAGAGAGCGAGCTTGCCGTCCTGCGCGCAAAGCAGGCTCGTGCAGCGAGTGAAGAGGAGCGAGGAGAAGTCGGGCTGCAGATCCTCGAGGTCGAGGCCGACCGCAGAAAGCAGGTTGCTGATCTCATCCAAGAACAGGCCAAGGCTGCCCAGGAGCTTGCGCGGGCCATCCGGGAGGGAGCCTCTGCGGAGGAGACCGCCAAGCTGGCTCTAGAGCTGGAGCGTGTCGAGGGCGACTACCGGCAGGGCATGATCACGATCCAGGAGTACTATGCAGCCAAGCGCGCAGCTGCGCAGCAATCCGCACAGGCAGAGATCGGTGCGCTCGAGGAGCGGCTGGCGGCCGGAGTAGACGAGAGAACGCAAGTGGAATTGCGCGCTCAGGTACGCGTCAAGACGATCGAGCTAGAGAGGGAGCTGCTCGAGCTATCCCAGCAGGAAACGGAGGCCCTAAAGCAGCAGGCTTACGAGGCGCTCTCTGTTGCCTCTGCGATAGCTGCGGCGCAGGCTAGGGCAGGAGCCGGAGAGGGCGTTGTCGGAGAGCTGCGCGCTCAGTACGCGCTCAGGCTCGCACAGATGGATGAGCAGCAGGCTCGCGAGCTGGACATGGTGCGCGCGATGCATGAAGAAAAAATACAGATCCAGGGCGAGTGGCTGACTAAGGCTGAGGCTCTCGACCGGCTCCGTGATGCGCATCAGCGGGAGCGGCTGGCTGCTCTGGCTGACTACGAGCGGCAGGTGCTAGAGGCCAGACTATCGATGGCGCAGCAGGTGTTTGGCTCCATGGCCTCGGCCTTTGATCAACTCTATACGGAGACCGGGAAAAAGCACAAGGCTTTGTTTTACGCGGCGAAAGCTGCGGCTCTGGCGGAGGCTATCGTCAACACGGCGCTTGCCGTAACAAAGGCTTGGGCACAAGGCGGTCCGATCGCTGGGCCTATCCTTGCCTCGATTGCTGCGTCGGCCGGAGCAGTGCAGATCGGGATTATCCTCGGGCAGACTATCGCAGGGCCCGGGGCTAAGGAGGGCGGCCTGATCGAGGCCGGCGGCCGCTGGGACAAAGATGACGTGCCGGTAAGGCTCTCCAGGCGCGAGTTTGTCCTGCCTCGCAGGGCCGTAGAGTATTACGGCGTGCAGGTGCTAGAGGCCATGCGGCGCAGGATGGTGCCTCGGGAGATCATCTCACGATTTCAGGCATCGCCTGTCGCAAGGCCGTTTGGGGGCTATCAGACCGGCGGAGAGGTGCTCTACGGCGACCGCTTGCAGCAGGTGCAGGGAGCGTCGACGATGGTCGTCAACCTGCACAATGAGGGCACGCCGCAGCGAGTGACTAGAACGGAGACCCGCTACGAGCAGGGCCAGCAGATGTTTGATCTTTGGCTGGATAACGTGACCAGGGACTACAAAAAGCGGGCGCAAGTGCGCGACCTGTTGAGGTGAGTGACATGGCCGATGTGGATTTCCCAGACGACCTGCTCATGAGGACCAGATTCTCGGAGACGATCTACCGACCGCTAATCATCTCCGAGATGGACGACGGGCCGATACACAGCAGGCCGCGCTGGACGAAGGCGAAGCGCGTCTTCTCCGTAGAGCTTACGTTGCGCGGGGAGGAAGACAGAGAAACATTTCTGGATTTTTTGGACGATGTCGGCGGGGGCCTGTGCAATTTTATGCATCCGACCACGGGCGAGGAGATCGAAGTGATTGTGCGCTCAGAAAAGGTGCAGATGCATTATATCCGAGACGACGTCTGGACGGTGCAGCTCGAATTGATCGAGGCAGACTCTACCTCAGGCGGATCCTCTGGCAGGCTGAGCTAGGAGGAGTGCAGCTTACGATGAGGTCCTTGTCCGCAGCGCTGACGCTCGCCAAAAACACGCCTAACGTCCGGTCTCCGTACATCGTGCTGTTTGAGCTGGAAAAGACCGGCTGGTGGCGGATCGATTATAACAACCTCACTCATCAATTTAGCCCGGAGGCTACGATATCGACACCTGGCGGCGCGACGTCTGCGCGGATTGTCTGGTGCGAGGAGGTGTCTGCGAGCACAGGATACCTCATTGTTGAGCAGGTATCCGGCGCAGGCGTATTTACCGCCGGCGATACGATTACTGACGATTACGGTGGCGTGGCCCGTGTCGCAAAGACTGTGGACTGCAATTCCGAGGCTGGCATGAAATTCAGGTTTGCAAAAAATCTTGAGCCTATCACGTGGGACGGGTACACATGGGATCCGATGCCCATGGCCGTGGACGCCATCGAGGCAAGTCAGGACCGGCTACCGACCGTGACTCTGGGCATCTCTAACGCTCTGCGTACACCGGAGGCGTGGTTGCGTAGGGCAAACGGCTTTTTGGGAGAGCGGGCGCGGCTCATCATTGTGTACACAGGAGCTTGAGTGATGGCAATCCTGCTCTTGGACGGCTGCGGGCATTACGGCACGGCGGACATCAAGCGCAAGTGGTCGTCGTCCTATCCGAGCGATTTTCCGAGCGGCACGTTCAGCATCTCAAGTGTCAACTCCAGGCGGTCTTCGTCCAGACATGTTCTCGTCGGCTCGTCCGGTGCGTGGCTCCAAAAGGCAATTCCTGGAGGCGGGCTGAGCGCTCTTACGATCGGGCTGGCTACGAGGCAGAGCGCTCTAGGGGCGCTGGAGCTGCAGTTTGTCGATGCGGCCGGCGTGCAGGTGAGCGTGCGGTGCAATCCTGACGGATCTTTCGAGGCTCTTCGGGCCGGCATAACGAGCCTGGGCGTGAGCGTACCTGGCTGTGTGGTTGCAAGCGGATGGCATTACGTGGAGGTGCACGTCGAGATAAGCGCATCTGCCGGCGCGGTCTCTGTGAGCATAGACGGCGGAGACGCAGCGCTTGAGCTGGCCGGCGTAAATACCAAGGGGAGCACGTCCGGGGCCGTAACAGCCATGCGGATCAAGCATGCGGGCCTCTGTTCGGGCTCTCTGGCATTTACCGATCTCTACATCGCTGGCAACGATCCATTCCGCGGGGACTGTCGCGTGGACACGTATTTCCCTGCGGCGGACGGCTCCGTATCGGAGTGGGGCTCCTCATATCCATCTGCGCATTATCAGGCCGTAGACGAGCAGAGCACGATCAACTGCGACACGGATTATGTGTACGCATCGCAGGAGGATAAGCGCGATTTCTACGATCATTCCGGCGCAGGTACCTTCTCAGCGAACAGCGTGCATGCCGTCGCTGTATCAATCTGCCTGCGCAAGCTGGGCGAGACCTCGCTTAAGGTCAGGCCGGGCCTGTATGTGAGTGGTGCTGCATACTATTACGGCTCCAGCGAGACGCCGACTGCGGATTATCTGATCAGGCAGGCCGTTTGGGGAGAGAACCCGCATACATCCGCGTCCTGGACGGACGAGGAGGTCCGAGAGCTTGAGATCGGCATTATGAGCACGACAGGATAAAAAAGTGAAAACAGCACAGATCCCTGTACCGCGTTATCGGACCACGGTCGAGGCGATCGGCGCAAAGGCAGACCTTGGCTCTGTCTCCTGGTGCTACGAGGTCCTCGAGCGGATCGCGCAGGTCGCAGACATGCGGATACTCGTGCCTCCGACTGTTGTGCGCGTGCCTGTGCTCTCGCCGGCGGAGCAGATCCGCAGTCTGCCGCACGACTTTGGTGTGAGCGGCTGTGTGATCTGGATCGAGTCAGGAGCGCAGGTGCATACATGGCCGGAGCACGCGTTTGCGGCGCTCGATATGTTCTCCTGCAAGGAGTTCGATCCCTGGGCCGTAATTGAATGCTGGGCCGAGTGTACGCAGGCAGAGCAGATCGTGCCGTATCTGATATCAGCGCAGGAGCCGATCAAGGGCTGGAGGCTCTAACCGATGGCAACGTGGCGCATCAACAATTCGACCCTTCTGGGCGGAGAAGTATGCGCGCAGTGGCAGGCATCTCATGTCTACGCTCTTGGCGCTCGCTGTGTATGCACGAATGGATATAGTGGGACCTCGGCTAGAGCATACGTCTACGAGTGCACGACAGCCGGCACAAGCGGCTCCTCTCAACCCACATGGCCGACGACGGTAGGGGCGACCGTCGCAGACGGATCGGTGGTCTGGACGTGCCGCAGTCCGACGGATGGCAACTGGGACAACGCGACCTGCATCCTCTTTTACGCGATGAACGCGGGGGCCGCAGGAGATGTCTTCCTCGTGCACAAGGCTCACAGCGAGGCGCTGGCGGTAAACGAACAACTGCCCGGTAAAAGCGGCAATGTAGACCAGATGACCTGCGTACTATGCGTCGATAAGGACGCAGCAGACGCCTTGTCCAGCGGCGCAGTCGTCGCGGTGACCGGATCCACAAACACGATACGGTTGGGCTACGCATACGGCGTCTTTTCCTGGGGTGTCAAGTACAAATCCAATTATGGGATACATGTCGGAGACACCTCGGTTGCCGGTCAGACGATTCTGTGCGGGCCGGCCGGATTTGAGGTGATTGAGTTGACTGGTACTGGGTCAGGTTGTTTCTTGCGGCTGTCCGGCTGTATCAGCATAATCGGATGCAACGTACGGCTTGGGTCCACGGCAGGCGAAATAAGGTTTGGCGGAGAAGTTGACGTGCTCATGGAGTGGACTGGCGGCGCTTTGGTTGGCTCTCCTGCGTACCTGACGAGGCTTATCAGATCTTACGCTGCGGGCGGCGCTGTCTTCCGCTTTCGCGACGTGGATCTTTCGCTGGTAGGCTCCGGGGCTCTGTTTGAGCCGTACTCGTCCGGCCCGTCTGCCAAGCGGGTGATATTGGAGCGGTGTAAGCTTGGCTCCGGCTCTCTTATGACGACGAGCTGGCCTCTTACAGAGCTTGGTACGATCGAGCTGTATCAGTGCTCTCAGGCTGGCGAGGGGCGCGTGTATGACTTCCTCGTGGCGGACTATTATGGTCAGGCAGAGGACGACGCTAGTGTCTACCGGACAGGGGGCGCGCAAAACGATTACGGGACACAGTACTCGATCAAAATCGCGACGAATGCAAACGCGTCTGTCCGATACGGTGCGACGAAGAGCCTGCCATTTGCACGATGGACAGAGGCTGTGCCGTCGGAGTACGGGCCTGTCACGATCACGGTGTACGGGATTTGCGATTCCTCCGTTGCGCTTACGGACGAAGACGTGTGGCTTGAGGTTGCGGTGCCGAGCGATTCGGCGAGCGCGAAGGGACAATACATCACGACACGTGCAGGGCCGCTCGCAGCGGCGTCAGAGCTTCCGTCCGCGAGCGAGTCCTGGCAGGGGACCGGAGGCTGGTCTAATCCGCGGCAATTCGCTCTGTCGGCAACTGTCTCGTCCATCGGGCACGCTGGCCCGATCGAGTGCCGTGTACTGCTGAGCAAGCCGTCGACGACCGTATACATAGATCCAATAATCGAGGTGACCGAAGGAAGCGGGAGCTAAAGGATGGCTACCTGGAGAGTTAACAATTCGACCGTGCTCGGCGGTCGCGTATGCGCTCCGTGGGCGCCATCTACCGCTTACAGCTTCGGCGCTCGCGTGGTGTGCAGAACGACCTATTCAGCGACCGCACGGCCATACGTGTATGAATGCACGATTGCCGGCATAAGCGGATCGTCCGAGCCTACATGGCCGACTACTGTGGGCGGCACGGTAATAGATGGATCCTGTGTCTGGACGTGCCGCAGTCCGTCAGACGGGAGCTGGGACAACGCGACCTGCTTTATCGGATATTTGTTTGGCTCCTCGGGGCCTATGGCCGCTGGCGATACTGTGCTTGTGCATTATGAGCACAGCGAGACAGGGTTTGCGACCTCCCTGTACGCTCCTAACAGCGGGACGCCCGTGCGGATCGTCTCCGTCGATAAGGGGTCTTCAGACAGCCCGCGGCAGGGAGCATATTTAGGATATACAGGCTCGAGCAGATTTTATTTCTATCGTGGCTCGTTTTACGTTTGGGGCTGTACACTTGAGGGCTTTGCCCAAGTTGGAACTGGGACAAACGCGGTTCGCGCAGAGCTTGAGAGCTGCACGATAAAATTGAACCCGGTCACGTTCAGCCTTAATTCTGCCAGATTTACTGCAATAAACTGCGTCTTTGAGATCACAGCAGCTGTGACGTATGGTATCTCCGCAAATAACGGGAGCATTGTAGAGCTGCTTGGCGGATCGTTTGGCACGGCGCGCACAGACACTCTGTATTTTTTGCGTGGGCTAACGGCTAGTCAGATAAGGGCGGATTGCCTAGACATGAGTGCCAGAAATCCTGGACCGTCAAATTATCAATACGATCTGAGCATATTGCAGGGCGCACAGGGCTGTCTGTCAAGATGCCTACTAAGCAGCAACGAGCGTGCTCTGCTGTGTGCGACTCCGGACAGGACCGCGCTTGTGCCGTCTCGCATGCGCTCTCATCATTCGACTGCGGCGGCTCCTGCCCAGAAGAACACACTCAAGGAGGTCACGACCGCTGGCACATGCTCTCTAGTATTCGACGATGTCTATCTCGCCGGCACTGCGGCTCGGACGCCTGAAAACAAATATGCCTGCCTTAAGATGGAGGCGTCTGCCTATGCCACGGTCTACGGATACGGACTGGAGAGTCCTCCTATCTGCGGCTGGTGCGCGACGACGAACGAGCGGCTGTTTATCGTGGAGTGCCTGATCGACTCTGCGACGCTGCCGACCAAAAATGACTTGCGGCTCATGATCGAGCTGCCTGGCAGCACGACAAGCGGCCTCGGGCAGGCAGTTTGGTCAAGTGAGTTGAGCATGACGCCGGAGGATGTGGAGGAGAGCCCGGCGGCTGAGTGGGAGGGCACGGGAGGCATGTCCAATGCGCGTCCGATTCGGCTGTCGGTGACCGCAACGCCGGCGATGCCCGGGCCGTATACCGCAAGGGTATATCTCCACAAGGCCTCTGCAACCGTATACGTTGACCCGATGGTTGTGGACTATGCGCCATGATCTGGCTGCTGCCAGGACAGGGGATCTGGGCCGACCCGGGCACGCAACGCACGGACCTCGTGCCAGGCTACGGGATCGTGCGTGGGCAAATATCGCAGGAGACGCTCTACCTGTCCGGGGCTGCCTGTGGCGCGACGGCCGGCTCTGTTACGGCTGGCCTGCCCATCTACATGGCGGGCGCGGCGAGCGGGCCGACTGCCGGATATCCTGCAGCGATCGAGATCGCAACGTATGCGATGGTGACGCAGGAGGCAGTCGAGATCCTGTGTCAGTCCGCCGGCGAGGTCAGAGTGACACAGGCGGCCATTGAGGTGCTCCGCGATAACGTGCGGCCGACGACAGAGGCAGTGCTTGAGGTCTCGCTCATTGTCAAGGCCGCTGCTGCGGACGAGGCCGCGGCTCAACTTGTCCTTGGCACGGTGCCGGCGTTGGAGCGCATGGCACCTGCCAAGCTGTACTCGAGGAGACTGTGCCGGTGGAGATTTCGCGGCCCAGAGTGTGGCTATACAGGGCCAGAGACCTCATGCGGCCTGCGGCTTGCGGACTGCATCGCGCGAGGCAACGAGGAGCGCTTTGGCGGCTATCCGGGCATACCGTGGGCGGACCTGGAGGCTTGAGTGGCGACCTGTCTGATACCGACCTGGGGGCTTTGCGCGAGCAGGGAGGAAGGCATTGGATGCTGGGTTGTGCCTGGGCATGGCGTACTGTCTCGTCCGATTCTGCCGGCAGAGGCCATGCTTATCGTGGACTGCATCGTTGTTGCGGCTTGCGCGACCTCAGATGTTGCGGAGCTAACGCTGGGCCTGCAGGGGGACTTGCGGAGGATGCTGCCTGCAGAGCTATACTCTAGGACGCGCTGTAGGTGGCGGTTCCGTGGGCCTGAGTGCGGATACACGGGGGCCGAGACCGAATGCGACAGGAGCCTTGAGGCATGTATCGCGCGAGACAACATTATCCGGTACGGTGGATTCCCGGGCATACCGCTGGGCCTGCTATGACGGACGGGCAGGACGCAGATATCGGACACGGAGGCGGCGAGAGGCCCGTCAGACAGGACCCGCTGGCCGATCTCGTGGGCACGCCGTACCAGGAGGGGGCCGGCTGGTACACGGATGATGGTCCTGCGGACTGCTGGGGGCTGGTAAGACGTGCCGTCCGCAGGCTGGGGTATGATGACTTCCCGGACTACTCTGCCGGCATAGGCCGCGTCGTGGATTGGGTGGATCGTGGGCTGTCCGAGCATGGAGCGGACTTTGAGCCGGTCTCGGAGCCGCGTAGGGGCGATCTCGTCGTGATGCGCTACGGAGGGCAGATCTGGCACGTCGGGATTATGCTGGACCGTTGGAGGGCTCTACATACGAGCAGGCGCAGTGGACAGGCGATTATTTCCCATCTGGGCCGGCCGGCCTGGAGGCGGCTGGTCAGAGGATACTACCGATGGAGAGGATTGCATATGCGATAGTGCGCGAGCCGCTTAATCCGCGCACGGCGATCCGAGGCACATTGGAGGTGCCGGCAGACGGGATCCGTGGCGATGTGCTGCTGGAGCGTCTACGCTTGCGAGGCTACGTACCGGACGGCTTGCCGGCGATTGTCTCTCGCAGGCACGGACTTGTCGCAGACCCGCAGGCAGCGATCCTCCTGCCGGGAGACTATGTGATCGTATCTCCGAGTGTACACGGGATGGATCCAATATCCATTACGCTGTTGCTGCTCGCTCCGCTCATACTCAGCGCCTACAGTACCGTCGCTGCGTTGCAGGCGATGAAGCGGCTTAAGGCTCAAGACCCGACCTCTGGGCAGGCTGCGCAGACGCAGGCATATTCATTCGGCGCCGTTGAAAATACGCAGATCGACAGCGTACCGATACCTGTGCTTTACGGCAAAACGAAACTTGGTGGCGTCGTGCTCAATCGGTTTCTTTATGCACCGGAGGGGGCCGCGATAGAGTACGCAAGGGTGCTCATCGGATTGGCGGAGGGAGAGCTTACAGAGGTGGCTCCTGCCGGCGCGACGGACATCTACGTCGATAATACGACGCTGGACACATACTCAGATTATCAGTACGAGACGCGGCTCGGAACGCTGGACCAGGAGCCGGTATCATTTTTTGATGAGGTGTATCAGCAGAGTTTCCCAGACCTGCTCGTGACGAATAGTCTTAGTTTCTACGCGCCGCTGGATAACGATAGCTTTGAGAACGCCGCCTTGTGCCTGCCAGAAGCGGACTCGACTTCCACAGCCTGTTACTCTGGGTACGCGAAGAACGCCTATTTCACGACCTATGCTGGCCAAAAGTGCCTCCTGCTTGCCGCAGAAACCTCTGACGTGCGCTACGGATATAAGACCAGCTATCTGGCAGACGCATACTCTGATCCAATCGCGATCCACGCATGGATCCATGTCACGGCCGCGCAGTGGAACGCGAGCGACGTCGGCAATCTTATCATCTGGACCGACTGCCCGTTCGAAGACGAGCTGCAAAGGCAGTACCGAGTGGGCGTGACCAAACAAAGTGCAACAACGTGGGTCTTGCGGCTGTATGCCAGTTATTACGATATGCAAGAGGAGGACTGGTTTACCTCTCTGCTCTACGATAGCACAGAGATGCAAAGCAGCGCGCTTGTAGAAGCATGGCATCACGTGTACTGGTTTCGCAGTGGCTCGCAATTTGGATGCTTTCTCGACGGCGTCGATGTGACGGATCGCGAAACCGCTTACGTGTCCAAGCGAGACAGCAGGCTCTATGGCTATCGCAAGGGCACGGAGGTATCGAAGAACAGATGCCATATCGGGTGGGACGAGAACGTGCCTGACGCAGACAGCCTGATCGGGTACGTCAAGCAGGTCGCGGTCCACATCGGCTCCGTGCCGTATCTGAGTGATTTTACTCCGCCGGACATCGGTGCGAATTACCTGGAGCTGTACACGGAGCCGGCTCAATGTGCCTGCACAATCCACGGTGCTGCGGACTCAATCCATTGGAGTTACAGGCTGCCGAGCGGGCTGATCGGCTACTATAAAAACACGCAGGTCCAGACACCGTGGCATGCAAGGCTGCAGGAGTGGATTGAGCTATCGGATGGGTCAGAGATACTGCTCTGCGACCGCGACTATGCCGGCGGTATAGGCCAGGTGACAAGCACGGACATCACGGGCCTATTTACCGGCGTCGTGACCTGGTCGCGCACGTTTCGGTTCGACTACGTGCCTATTGAATCTGTCTCCGGCACGTTTCACTACGGCGAGTACGTGCGGACCGCAACCGGCAGCGGGTATGCCAAGATCGCCGGCATCAAGTATTCCGGAGGGACGGCTGTCAGGCTGTATCTTTCCGAGATCCAGGGCGAATCTGATTTCTCGGCGGGCCGGTCGATTACAGGCCAGTCGAGCGGAGCGACCGCAACGATAGGCTCCGGCGGGATCGTGATCGCTGAAGTCGTAGAGGATCCGATCCTGCACATCCGCAAAGCGTCTACGAGCTACACGTCCAGCATGGAGTTTTCGAATGTAACACGCCTCTACAGCGTCGCGGCCTCTCGCCGGCTGTCGCTCGCGTATCCCGGCACAGCGCTCCTGGGCCTGCAGATCGCGGCGCAAGAGAAGTTATCGCAGGTGCCGTCGGTCAATGTAATCTGCTCGCGCATGACTGCGGAGCTGCCGTATTGGACGGGCTCCGAATACGGCACGTTTGAAGCGGATCTCTCAAATCCTGCCTGGGCGGCCTGGGATCTGATGACCAATGGCCGCTACGGGCTAGGCATAGATGCACGAGACATGGACAGAGACTCGTGGATTGAGTGGGCCAATTACTGCGACGTGCTTGTGCCGATACCAGGCTCAAGCGAGACCGAGAGACGCGCGAGCGTAAATGTTGTGTTCGACGAGAAAAACAAAAACGGCTGGGAGCTGCTGGATCAGATATTTCAGATCGGCCGCGCGATCCACGTGCAGCACGGCTCCACGCATTACGTCAGGCTCGATTGTCCTCGAGATCCAGTGATGCACGTGTCGAGTGCGATGTGCATTTCAGGCTCGGTCAAGGTGGAGTGGCTCGACCCGCAGACCAAGCCAGACCGCGTGATCATTGAGTACCTCGATGAGGACAAGCAGTACGTTAAGCAGGCGCAGTCGGCGGAAAGCGAAGGCTACGACAGCACCGAGAACGAATATCGGAAAGTGGACTCTGTCTTTGTGCCGGCAATTACGCGCGCAGGGCAGGCACGGCGAGAAGCAATTTTTAGGCTGCAGAAGCAGAGGGCCGCGATCAAGCGGTATGCATGGGACATGGACATCGAGGCCGTCTGCCTGGAGGTGGGAGACGTCGTAACGCTCCAAAGCGGGTCCAATCGGTTCGTATACGGCGGCGTGATAAGAGGCGTCGACGGCACGTCTGTGACGCTCGATAAGACTGTCCTGCTACGCGAGAGTGTCTATGGGGCCGGTACGCCGGCAGTGCTGCGCTCAAGGGCTCTTAGGACAGATGCAGCGATTGAGGTTGAGCTCACGGGGCCGTATGATGTGGAGACGCAGACGATCACGATCGCTCAGGCTACCTCCGGCCTGGAGGCCGGCGCTCCGTATGCGATCGCTCGCGCAGAGGACGCGGACTTGGTGGAGATCGACTCGATAAGCGTGACCGATGAGGGCAAGATACGCATCACGGGGACGCTCTACGACCCGGACGCGTACTACCATGACGACTATGGGGAGACGCCTATCTGATGGAGCATACGACGACGCAGATGCTCTTGGCGATGCCTCAGTGGGTGAGCATGGCGATGGCGCTCATCGTAATGGGCGGTGTATCCGGCGCCTGGCTGATCTACAAGATCCTTGCAGGCCGTATAAATGCTCTGGAGATGCGGCTCGATCGGATGTCCGACTCTGAGGCGGAGCTGCGAGATAAGGCCGGGCAGGACTTGAAGAGCATGCTGGATGACATGCGGACAAATTGCAAGGCCAGGGCCGCGGCGTGCAGTGCGGAGTATATTTCTCGAGAGGCGGCGCTGGCTGCGATAGACCGGACGAGAGACGACATGGCGCATAAGTACGAGCTAATCCTGAGCAAGCTGGACCATCTGGCTGAGACCTGGCACATCTGGGCGCGCCGAAACGGGGTCATCGGGGCCGCAAAGGACGGAGGAGACAAACATGGCAAATAGTCTCTATTACCAAGCGCTGGCGTCATTGCTCAGAGCGGAGATTGACTGGGAGCTGGACACGATCCGCGTGGCGCTGATCGACACGTCGCTCTACACACCTGATCTCGATGCAGACCAGTACCTGTCCGATGTGCCAAGCGGAGCGATTATATCGTCTGCGCTCGTGCCCAATTGCGCTGTGTCCGTGACCGAGCTTGGGGCCGTTGGCGACGGAGATGATGTATCGTTCTCGGGGCTCTCCGGCGCTACCGTCGGTGGGCTCCTGGTATACCAGTCTACGGGCGATCCGGCTACGAGCCGGCTGATAGCATGGTACGACGAGGGCATCGGGCTGCCAGTCCTCCTGAGCGGGCAGACGGTCGTCATCGTCTGGGACAATACAGACGACCGCATCATCAGGCTCGGTCCGT